CTTGACGTAGAAACACCTCCAACCCTCTTATTTGTTTCTTTGGACCTATAGCCACTTGTTATCTTAAATGGTACGTCAGCTATTGCTCTAGCCTTGTCTAGCTTTTTAAGAAAGTCTTTCTTCATATTCTTGCCAGTTCCTGGAGCATCATCAAACTCACTTAGCTTAAAGTATTTCAATGCCATTTCTTCTTCTAGTTTTTTTACGCTTTTTTTCCAAATATCTAAATTTATCCTTGACCCCTTGATAGTTTTTTTCTTTGTGATTTGCTAAGGTTTTTAGAGTGTATTCCTTTGCGTTTTACCTTAGGCTTCTTTCTAAAATTATTACTTATTTGCTTTGCCATTTTTTCTCTTGTTTCTATAGTAAATAAATCGGTCTATTGTATATATAATAGATACTAGTAAAAGTGTTATCTGTAGAGTTTGGTGTAAAGTAGTAAAGCTGATTGATAGCGAAACACTATTTAATCCTAATACATCAGCATTCTCTTTTATCATATTTTTCATTATTGTCTAGGGTCAGTGCTTATTAAAAGCGTTAAAGTTGCGTAAAAATTATCTGAGCTAGATGCACTACCAGTTTTTTTAAATGCTGGTATCAAGCATACATTATTATCATAACTACCAGTCTGTACTATGTCTCTATTAAATACATAGTTAGAGTCGTTTTGAGATGTTATAGAAAAGTAGTCTATCAATTCAATATCTGTAGCTGTATTACCGTTCTCAGTTATAGGCTTTGCCCATAAAGAGAATTCGCAGTTATGTCCAGTAGTAGCGTCTGTATTAACATCCCACGTTACTCTTTCTAACTTAAATCCTTCGTGTGGACTTCTAAATATACTGTTATTTATATATGAGTTAGCTAAAGTATCCCCATCATTCCAAGTTGTACCAGCATTTACTGTAATGTTAGATGGGTATTGAGGGTCTATAAGATTTGTATTAGCGTGAGTATTACCAGTCTCATATAGTTTATGAGTTACTATAGTATAGTCTCTGAATAAAGACCTATATTTGTAGTCTTTGTCTAGTATAACTATACTACCAGCTGGTATTAACTGCTTAACGGTAGTAGATGCAAAGTTAAGTTTTGTTCCAGTATATGTTACATCTGAATTAAGTGTAATTTGTATAGGAAAGCCAGTATCAGCACATACTATTATAACAACATCTCCAGAAACTAATAATCTATCTGAGCCAGTAGAAGGTATAATAGTTATTGAACTTAATGTGAGGCTAGTAGTATCGTTTTGTACTACTGCTACACATTCCCCTCTTAAATAATTTGATAGTGTTGCCATAATTAGAAAAATATATCTCCTCCACCAGTTGCTTCTTGACCATCAAAAGCGTCAAATGATGTTATGTTTACTTCTACATTTTGTGTGTTAGCACTTAATTCTATTCCATACCACTCTCCAGACCAAGTATCTTCATTAGCATTAAATGAGCATTGGTAAGGTATATATGTACAGCCATCTATTTCTATTCCATTAAGATAACGTGGTATAAATCCAGATACTGTTTTTAAACTACCGTTAAATACCTTAGCTCCTTCAGCTTGACCTTTTAATACTTCCTCTACTAAAAGCTGTGTAAACTCTACACCAGTACCAGAGCCATATGCTTTCCAAGTAGCGTTCATACCGTTTTCCCAAGAAGTAGTAGTATAGTTGTATGTCTCTAATCTACCTACTGCTCCACTCGTAGGACCAGTTCCTATAAATAATTCTGGTATTTCAAACTTTACACCATTATCTATAGTAGTTCCTCCAGGAGCGTTAAAGGCTTTAAAGAACTTAGCAGATAGTACTTCATTATTTAATAGGTACTTTATTCCTTGTTCTTCATTTGTTTCTGGAGCTGAAAATACTAAGATGTTATCTTCTTGTGTAGTCGTTGTGGCTTCAGTTATTTCTATCTCTCCTAATACAGCTACATCACTAGCATATAGTTGATAATAACATTCGGCGTATATCTCGAAAAATAAATCTCCATCAACTGGTAGCTCATTAGTTTGTATATTTATATTTATTGCTGGCTCTAAAGAGCCTACAGTATTATTAAGATAAGTTGGAGGTAAAGAATCAGTTAATGTAAATTGGTCAGTAGTAGTCCAATCCATAGCTAATGCAGTAGATAAAGGAAAATAATAAGTAGCAGAATCTCCAACTAATTTGAATCTAGCAAATATATCTGTTCTTACTTTTTGCTGTGAGCCACTTACATCAGAAAAAGAAATACCTTGACTATATCTAGTTGTGAAGTTTCTGTTTAATAAAATACTACTACCAGTTAAAGCATTTACACTACCTAAAGAGATTATTAATTTATCACTAGAAGAATTGTTTATAGAATAAGCTGCACCAGTATAGTTAGAGTTATTCCATTGGTAGCCATTCCATATAGGTATCTCGTTAAGTGTAGTCTGATATTGTGTCGAAGTATCGCCATCTATGTTATAGTAGAAGAATGGCATATCGAATGGCTGCAAGTGACTATAGTTAGTTTCTACGCTTCTTAAAATAGGTAAAAAGTCAAATGAGCCTCCATATCTTTTTATATCAGTACCCTCTGTTGTAGTATAACTATCGTTACTACTACTTAAAAGAGAAGCTCCAGCATTAGATGAGTTATAAACTTTACTAAAATTTCTTATATAATGAGTGTTGGGTGCTTTCCAATTATCGTAATTATTAACTTGAATTAAATGCCATCTACCATCTGAGAAAAAACATCTCATTCCCCAAGCCTTACATACGTTATCTAATAACTCAAAAGAACTTTTAAACTTTTTAGAGCCATCTTCATTTATTTCTACGTATGCCATAAAGTTAAACCTACTAGCTACTAATGGGTCTCTAGATACTATACTTGTCATAGTGTCCGTAGTCCAATCTACGGAAGTTGTAATATATGTATCTGTTAAAGACCAGTAATAATCTTGTAAGCCTATTTGATTGTTGAATATATTTACAAAATAATTTAAAGTCTGAAAACTAGATGGCGTACTATAACCAGTATTTCTATTAAATGGAATGTCTTTTAAAGGTGCTAGTCCACATACAGCAGTTAGAGTTATTCTAGTAGGAAAAGAAGCGTCATCCTCTGGAGATATATCATTTAACAATATACCAAACCAGTATCTATTATAGGTAACATCGTCAGTACTTGTATATATACCAATATCCCAGTCTCCATAAGCACTAGTTCTAATTTCATCTACAACACCTTGCTCTCCTCCTAATGTTACATTTATATCAAATTTAACCTCAGAAGGTATAAGTCCAGTAAATCTATCGTTATCGTTAGTCTGATAAGTCAAAGTAAATCCATCTGGTCCTAAGTCTGGAGTGTATAATGTAGGTGTAGAAGCATTATTATCATATACTTCTATACGGTAAAAAGTGCCATTATCACTTTGAAAACTACTCTCTAATCTTTTTAGTCTAGCCATTAGTAACCTCTTGTTCTGTTTCTATTGTTTCTTGCTCTATCTGAGCTTAGTAATATATCAGCTCCACTTATTGTACCAAATACTTGTACACCATCTCCTCCTCCAATCATTGATTTTAATTGATTTAAAGGTGCTACTACTTCTGGATTACTCATAGAAGTTCCTGGTCCTTCGCCTATCAAACCTAAAGTAGGTCCAGTAACTAAACCACCATCAGCAAAACCTATAAGACCCATAACTGAATCGCTAAAAGAACCAGCAGCCAAGTCTAAACTACCAAAACCTAATACGCTTAGTATAGCCTTCATAGCTAACATTGCTGCTATTTGAGACAGTAATGCTTGAAATGCTTTTTTAGACCCTTCAATAAATGATTTAAAAAAGCCTTCAGAGCTTTGTAATGATTGAGCAAATACTCCTTGAATTACATTACCAAAAGACATAAAGCTACTTTTTATATCTAAAGCTAATTGTTGCATAGGAGTAATAACATCTACTAAACCTTCAGCCTCTACTGTAGCCATTTCAAATCCTTTAGCTACGTCTTTTAAAGCAACTGCAGTAGCTTTTATTGGCTCAACACTTTCTGTTAAAGGACTTCTTGGCTCTTGTGTTGGTTTTACTGGCTCTGCCTTATGTCCTAATACCCCAGACTGTATAGCGTTCATTAAGTTCGCTTGTAATTGCGAAGGGTCTGGAGTAGCTCCTTGAATACCAAAATCTAAAGAAGTGTCTAATTCATCTTTAGCTTTCTTAACACCTAAAATAGAATCTCTTAAATCATCAAATCCTTTTTTTACTTTACCCCAGTTAGTAACAAGATAAGAAGCAGCTAAAATTAATCCACTTACTATTCTACCTTGTGGAGTTAGATTCATTAACACTTGAGCAACTAATCTCATAGCTGGTAAGAACTTACCTAAAAAAAACTTTCTAAGAAAAGCAAAAGCTTTAACCAATCTACCACCAATAGATACTATAGGTCCTAAAGCAGCAGCATATCCAGCTAATTGTAAAGCACCTCTCTTTTGTTCATCTGTAAATTGACTTGTAAATTTAGTCAAATCTCTTAAACCACTAACTAAGCTTTTAGCTATTGGTAGCAATTCTACCCCAAGTTCTATAGCAACATCTTCAAGCTCTCCTTTTAGTTGTCTTAGCTGATTTGCGAATGACTCTGAAGTTCTAGCAAAATCTCCTACAGCATTTTGACTCTGTTGTAATGCTAATTGATAAGTTAAGTTAGCTTTAGCAACTCTATCAAGTTCTTTAAATACTAAGCCTTGGTCTTCTGCAAACCTCTTTAAGTCAGCTTCAGTTATTGCTATACCTAACTGCTTTATAGATTCTCTTTCTCCAAGTAGTGCTTTAGTTAAAGCTAAACTAGCTCCTTCAGCACCTCCAGCAAAGTTTGTAAAAGACGCTAAATCTACAGCTAATTCATTAACTTGATTTGATAATAGTAAAGCTTCTTGTTGTGTAAATCCAAACCCAGTTAATAAGTCCCCAGTATCAGATAGTAATTGCATTGAAGCTCTTGAGCTTAATCCAAAGTCATCAGCTAAATTCTTTGCAGTTAAATTAGCTTGTTCTCTTATATCTCTAAATACAGTATTAAACTTAGATTGCGTTTCTTCAAAATCAGAAGCTAACTTAACAGCAGCAGCACCTAGACCTATAACTGGAAGTGTAACATTCCTAGTCATCATATCGCCAAAGTTTTGCATCTTATTACCAAATCTCTGCATAGATTTAGTAGACTTCCTTAATGCACTCTGAAACTGCTTATCGTTTAACGATAGTTTAATACTTAAAGTTTTCTCAGCCATTTTTCTTATTTAACAATTCGTATTTCTTCTTAACATACTCAGCTCTCTTTCTTTGTTGTTCGATGTCTATTTCTTTCTTAGTCTTTTCCCATTCAAACTTTATAAGTTTATCTGGAGTTAAGGATTGACCTTTCTTAGTATGTGGCTGTAAGTTACAACACGCCAACCACCGTACTCTTTCCCACTCAAACCTCTGCTCTAATTCAAACCTATCATTCCTACCCTTTTGAATACAAAAGAACTCGTGAAATGTTAGCTCCCAAAATTGACTAGGTAAAAGTCCTAGACCGTAAGCTACAGCCTCTAGACTATCCCAGTTTATTTCTTTGTCTTTGCCACTTTCTTTGTGGCTTTCACGTTTCCCTCATCTTCAAACTTAGCAGAAAACTGAGTAGAGAATACCTCTAATACTTTATTTAAAGCATCAAAGTCATCATCTAAAAGGTCTGCAACACCATCAACATTTAAAGAACATTCTTTTCCACTAACTCTAGCACCATCTTGTAGACCAGCTAGAATTAATTGACAAGCATCATCTAAACTCATTCCCTCTCCTAGCTTGTCTAAATCTTGTAAACTTCTACCAGTTGCCTTAGTGAAGTTTCTTAGACTATTCATCCCAAATCTTACTGGGTAGTCTTTACCGTTTATTATTACTATTTCGTACATTTTGTTGGTTATTAGTTTTATTAGTTGGAGCAGAGCCGAAGCCCATACCCCAACCAACAAAAGGATTATACAGTTGTTACAGTTAATGCTCCAGTTCCCTCGATTGAACAAGAGTAAGTAGGTGCATCTTCAGTACCAGCAGAAATTTCTAGACTTGTAACAAATCCAGAACCACTATAGAAATAGTCTCCAGCAGAAGTAGAAGATAAAGTGAATGTAAATGTTACAGCAGTTCTTGCTAACATTTGTGTAGTCAACTCATCTACTTCAGTATCAGCAGCAGTCGCTGGATTAAAGTCCATAAGACCATCAGCACTAAGGCTGAAAGACTTTTGACCTCCAATGATGTCTCTGAAACCAGCAGAATCTTTGTTAGAGATGTCTATAGGGTCTACGTTAATACTTAAACTTACATTTTGCGAGTGCATTAGCTTCGCATCAGCTCCTCCACTTGAAGGGCTTACTTTTAGGATTAAATCCGTTCCATTAAAAATTGCCATTTTCTTTTATTTAAAATTTATAACTAGTTATCTAAATCTTTTGAAGTTTCGTCTTCCTTAGATTTCTTCTTTGTTGGCTTTGCAATAGCGTCTTCATTAGCGAAATGATTACGCTCTTTTCTACCAACCTCATAAGTTTCGCCTTTGATGTATTCTACACCTCGAAACTCAATATCTTTTTTTAATTTAATCTTATACATATCTATCTATTTATGTTAAATCTGTAATCTTGTCTTATACCGTAAAAGCCTAAACTACCAGCACTATCATCGTATAGCTCGTCTTGAGACTCATAGAATATCTTGTCTACTACTACACCACTATATGTGCCACTAACGTAGTCTAGAGCCGTTCTAACGTGTCCAGCTAAAGCTACTAAGTCAGCGTAGTTATTGTGATACATACTTATCTGTACGGTTACATAGTCGTATTCACTTACACCGTTCTTAGTATTGTTAGGTATATCTGATACCATTTGATAAGTAATATAAGGCAACTTACTTTGTGTAGGAAAGTTATATCTAGATGGGAATATACGCTTATTGCCATCAGTAGTTACTAATGGACTTACATTGCCATCGTTTCCTAATATATTATATACTACTTTACCTATCTCCATTACTTCATTCTTTTATCAATGAGCTTTTTTACTTGGTTTATTACGTCATTTTGTGCTTGGCTACCTTTATTCATTGCAGCTCTATCTAACATTCTAAGTCCTGGAATACCTCTAAATCCATACTCTAAAAAGTAAAAGTAGAATCCAGTCTTTTTCATATCAGCATAAGCACCTTTAACTCTTGGTCCAATATATACTGCTGGTGGT